CGCTGGCCGGGAAGTCGTAGTCGGTGCCCGCGAAGGCGTCCAGGATCGTGCCGGGTCCGTAGCGGCGGAAGTGGCTCGCCCGGCCGGTGCCCGGGTGGGTGACGGTCGCGTCGGCCTCGTCCTGGACGAACTGGCCGACGGTGCTCTTGGTGCCCGAGGCGTGCTTGCGGATCAGGGCGATGGCCGACTGGATCTCGGCCACGACGCTCATGTTGCGCAGGAGCTTCTCGGCGCGGCGGAGATTGGCGCGCACGGGGTAAAACAGGGGCACGCCGCGCTTGACGTTGGCGTCGACGTTGGCCTTGCGGTGCTGGATCAGCGAGGCGTCGACCAGGCGGCCGTCAACGTAGTAGCCCAGCACGGTCTCGACGTCTTCCGGATCCGTGCGGATGCCGAAGCCGGCCGAGGGGTCGGCGGCGGCCTCCGGGGGCGTGCCGACCTGCTCGGGCTCGACGAAGCGGACGCGCGTGGTCCCGTCGGGCGCGACGAACAGGCGCAGGAAGGCCTCGCCGTCGCGGTCGCGGCGGCGCACGATCTCCTGCTGGCGCTGGTGCCACTTGTTGGTCTTGACGAACTCGTCGAGCACCGCCTGGACCGCGCGGAGGAAGTCTTCGGAGGCGGCCTGCCCCTTTTTGGCGGTGGCGCGGTAGGCGTGTCCGCTGCCGACGATGTAGCTGATGCGGTTTTCGTGGCCGTTGATGGCGAACTCGTTTCCGGCGGCCAGGGCGCGGCACTGGTTGCGGACGTCGCGCAACTGCGACTCGGTGGTGAAGGGGACGGCGGCGGCGCCGTGTCCGGCGGCTGCACCCAGCAGGCTCCAGCGCAGGCCGCTTGCGTCGTACAGGGCGTCCTCCGGATCGACGAAGTCGTCCCAGAGCCGGTCGAAGGCCTCCAGCAGCCGCTGCTGGAGGCGGTCGAGCCGGCCGTGGTGATGGTCTTGGGGCGGCGCGGGGGCCTGGTCGGTGTGGTGATTTTGGCTCATCGGATCGGTTCCTTTCTGGTTGGGGTTGCGAAGCCGCAAGCGGCATTCATCGTTGATCCTTCATCCTTCATCCCTTGCTATCCCACCGGCAGTCGGCTGCCCAGTCCGTCGTTGGCCGCGCCTTCGAGCAGGGCGGCGGCCAGGCGCGAGGCCATCTCCATGGCGTCGGGGCCGTCGTCGTGGTCGCCGACGGGGAAGTCCTTGAGCTGGTCGACCAGCAGACGCGTGCCGGGCGAGTCGGTCTTGAAACGGACGCGCCGGGCGGCCAGCAGCGGGCCCAGCCGTCGGATGCGCACCCGCTTGTTGATCCGGTTGTCCAGCATCACGGGCTCGACGGCCAGCAGACCCTGGCGGGCGAGCTCGGCCTGGAAGTCGGCCCCGAGCAGGTCCTGGAACTGGTTGGCCTCGATGCCGAAGGCGTCGGGCCCGAACCGGCGGGCCAGCTCGACGCCGTCGGCCACGATCTGCGGGGTGGCGCGCCGGGCCAGGTCGGCCTCGACGTAGAGGATGCCGTGGCGGTCGACCCCCAGCATGACGAAGGCCGAGTAGTCGCCGCGCCGCGCGTCGCTCCCCTTGCTCGGGTCCAGGGCCAGGGTTTTTACGCGAAGGTTGTCCGGCCAGGCGTCGAACCAGGCGGACCGGTCGAAGTATTCCTCGGGCCACTCGCACAGGTCGGGGTTGACGGGCGAATTCTGCTTTTCGCGCTCGAAGGCGGCCCGGCCGCTTTCGGCCCGCATGCACATCAGCGTGTAGAGGTCCTCCTCCTCGGGCCAGAGGAGGGCGGCGCCGGCGTGCATGGCGTCGCGGTGGGCGTGGTAGAACTCCCGGGCGGCCTGACGGTAGCGGGGATTCTCCAGGTCGGTGTAGAGGGCTTCCCACTGGCCCCAGAGGGCCATGTCCTGCGGCCAGCGGCGCACGGCGCGGAAGACGCACGAGGTCCAGCCGGGCGTCTGGCAGAGCTGCATGGCCAGGGCGTCGCGGTGCAGGGCCGTGGCCAGGTTGACGACGTGGGTTCGGGCGGTGCCGGCCTTCATCAGCGTGCCGTGAAACCATCGGGCGGACAACTCGCGTGCCCGGGCCGACTCGATATGGCGGTCGTTCTGGAGGTCGTCGCAGACGATCAGGGTCGGGCGGTGCTGGCGCCGGCGGCGCCCGCGGATCCGCTGGCCGGTGCCGAAGGCGTCGATGGTGACGCCGTTTCGAAGCACGGCGCTTGCGGCGCGCCACACGGGGCCGCGCCCGGCCGCCTCGGGATAATCCAGGGCGAGGCGCGGGTTGTCGGCCAGCTCGGCCTTGACGTTTTCCAGGTGGGCGCGGGCCTGGTGGCGCGTGTCGGAGACGATCCAGATGTAGGGCTCGGCGCCGGCGAGGGCCGCGCGGAGGACGTAGGCCAGCGTGACGAGCGTGGACTTGGCGCTGCCGCGCGGCCCGAGCACGTTGAGCTTGCAGGCGCGGGCGTTACCCATGCCGTCGAGCTGCCGGCCCAGCCACGCGTGCATCGCGGAGGCGGGGCGGGTGAAGTGGTCGGGCAGGTAGGACCGGCCCCAGGCCAGCAGGTCTTGCGGCGCGTCCGTGCGGCGGAGGCGGCGCCGGCGCCCGTCGCGCCACGCCAGCTCGTCCAGCACGACGCGCATGGCGGCGGTCTCGGTCTCGTTCAGGGCGGGGGCGGCCCGCCGGGCGCGACCGTTTCCACCCGGCAGGGGGAATTTTTTCCTACCCCTTTTCAGACGCGACAAAAACGCGCCGAGGACCATGTCGTGTAATGTGTCCGCACTATGTCCGCAGGAGCGGCCGTTGCGCGGGACCTCGGGCAAATAGGGGTCAGGTGCCATGACTGCGCGTCCCTTTCTTGGACCGGGATTCCAGGCTGCCGCAGATGTCGGTGAGCCTCTTGAGGATCTTGTCGCGGTGTTCCTCGGGCACTTCGGCGTTGATCACGTCGGCCAACTGCACCATGAGGCGGCGAATCTGGGGAAACGTGACGACGTCGGGCTGGCGCGCGGCGTAGCGCCGCGGATCGATCCGCTCCAGCGCCCAGGCAGCCGCGCGCCAGTATCGCACCTCCTCGGCGGCCTTGCGGATGTTGCCCAGGTAGGCGACCTCGGACGACTCCTGCTTCTTGCGCACCTCCGCGGCGAACTCGGGGTCCTCCTTCATCGTCTTGTTAATGGTCTTCACCGTGCAGCCGACGTACCTGGCGGCGAGCCGCGGCGTGCCGCCGGCCCAGAGGATCGCCAGGATGCTAGTGCGGTCCTCGGCGGTGAGCTTTTCGGGTCTTCCGGCTTTGGCCATCCTCAACGTCCTCAAGTCCTCGGCGGATGTGTCTCGGGTGCCGGCTGGGGCATTGCGAAGCCGCAAGCGGCTCTCTCGATTCTCACTCACCACTCACCACTCAACCGCTGCCCGCTGCCCGCTGCCCGCTGCCCGCTGCCCGCTGCCGGCTGCTCCCACGTACTCGACGGAAACCACGGCCCGGCCGCCGGAGCCGCGGTAGTTGTGGATGAACTTCCGCGCGTCGGCCGATCCGGTCTTCTTGACGCTGACCACGCGCCACCGGGACGAGCGTCGCCAATGGGCGATGACCGCCGGATGGCTGGCCGTGGCGTTCACGCGGTGCCCCTGGTCCTTGTGAATCTGGGCCACCGCCTCCAGCACGTGCATGCCGATCCCCACGCCCTGGTAGTCGGGCAACGTCACGATCCGGCTGATGCGCCAGCGGTTCCTCTGGCCGATCAGGGTGAGCGTGGCGCAAAAGGCCACCGGCACGCCGTCCCACGTGGCCAGGTAGCACCGGGCCGCCCTGCTCAACGAGCCGCTCAGATAGTGATGGCGCGCAAACAGGGACCAAGCACCACGCCGGCAACGAAAGATCTCAAGGTCGATCGGCGGTCGCCGAAGACGCCTCCGGCTGAACTCGCCCGTGGCCATGTCGATGACCCAGTCGGGCTGGAGCCACTCGGTCACGTCGTAGTGGCAGGTGACGGCCACCAGACGGCAGCCGATCGTCCCCCGCCGGACCGCCTTGGCCACCGCCGCCGAAGCAACCCGCGCCACCGTGCGGTCCACCACGCTGGTGAATTCGTCGAAAGCAACAAGTGGACAGTGGGCGGTGGGCAGCGGGCAGTTGCCGGAAGAAGTGCGGCGCCCCTGGGTCCAGACTTCCGAAGTCTCCCCCCGCTGCCCACTGCCCACTACCCACTGCCCACTCTCTTCCCCCGGCTGCTCGCTGCCCGCTGCCTGCTGCCCGCTGCTCAACGCCCGGGCCAGGTCGCAGCGGAACTGCTCGCCGGTGCTGAGCACCCGGTAGGGCTTGATCCAACTCGGCGGGGAGCTGAAACCCACGGCCGAAAACAGTGCGGTCACCTCTTTGATCGGCCGGTCGCCAAGGCAGTCGACCACCGCGCGGTCGGAGGGCCACGGGCGGCGGCGGTAGAGCCGGTCGCCGAAGATCTCCCGCGCCACGGTGGTCTTCCCGCTGCCCGAGGGGCCCACGATCAGGCCGACCCGCCAATCGTGGCCCAGCTCCGGCAGCTCGAGCCGGAATCGTTCCGACGCGCGCTCCTCCAGCGGCACGTCGAACATCCCGGCGACCTGCTGGACGCGGAACGAGTCGAACACGGGACAAGTTACGGTGACGTCAATGTTCATCATTCATCGCTTGTTACAGGTTCAACAATCGGCACTTGAACCCCTCGGCGACCATGCGCTCGTACACTTCCTTCTGCTGGGCCTCGTCTTCGCACTCGATCACGACCTGGAAGGCATCGGGGATCGGGACCTCCGGCGGCAGGCGCGGCTCGGCCGACGGCTCCAGCGACGCGGTCGGCTCGGCCAGCATCCGGTCCAACAGGCTGCGCACGGCGTCGTTCTCCGTCTCGATTTCCGCCGCCAACTCGGCCAGCACGTCGTCGTCCCGCTCGGCCAGTCCGGCCAGCGGGTCGTGCAGGGCCAGCAGCTTGGCCGCCTCCTCGTCGCTCAGGTCGAGCACCAGCACGGGGACTTCCGCGTCCGGGGTGGTCTCCGCGCGGAGGTGGCCGTCGATCAGCTCCAGCGACCCGTCGGGAAGCTCGCGCGCCAGCAGGGCGTCGGCATAGCCGATTTCCGCCAGCAGCCCGCGCAGGGCGTCCTGCTGCGCCCGGGGATGGGTGCGCCAGTTCCTCGGGTGCGGTCGCAAGCTGCGTGCCGGCACGCGGCGGAGCTCCCGGATGCGGTCTCGTATGTGCATGGTCATCCTTTCAGCCACCCCAGCAGAGTTCCGCCCGCGGCGAGGATAACGCCGGAGACGATGGACGATACCAGCGCCACCAGGGCCCAGAAGCCTTTGGAGCCGATCTCGCGCACGGTCTGGAGGCGCTCGACCTTGCGGATCAGTCCGTCCTGGCCGTCGCCGTAGACGCTCTGGCACACGGCGTCGAGCCTGTCCCGGGCCGGCCCGCAAATGGCCACCTGCCGGGTCACCGCCTCGACGATGCGATCGAGCTTCTCGTCCTGTCGATCGAGGCGCTCGTGCAGGGCCCGGGTTTCGTCGGTTGTCATGGTGTTGATTCCTTTCGCAATCGGTCAATCAGCTTGTCCATGAATTAGGCTCCCGTCGTTGGGGGAGTTGGATGGATCTTGTCCTTCGCCATCGCAGCCACCGACCCGGCCAAGTTGGCCACGGTGCCGTGGAGCCCGGCGAGCCGCTCGTGCAGCGCCGCCTGGCCGGCGGCCACCTTGGCGGCGACACGATCGTCAATCTCAGTCGGGGTAAGAGCGGCCACGCGCTGCCAGGCGGTCTGCTCGCCCGCGGCGGCCTTCGCCCCTTCCTTGCGCAGGAACAGGTAGCCTAGCCCGATGGCCACGCCGATCAGCCCGTACTTGAGCCACGGCACGACCTCGAAGATGCCGCCGAGCCGCTCTTCAATACGAGCCTTGATGCGCCCGAAGAGCCCATTGGGGTTGTCCTCGTCGAGGGCCTCTTTCAGGCCGGTCGCCGCCGCCTGGCTCTCGGCGATCGCCCGCTCAACGTCCTTCGTGATGCCCGGCAACTTGCTCTCGTACTTCGCGGCCAGGGCCTCGGCGGTCTGGCGGACCTTGTCCTGCCGGGCCTCCAGGGCCGCTTGGCGCTGTTCGAGGGCGGACACCCGGGCAGACAGTCCAGCGGTGTCACCGGTCGACCCGGGCGGTGTGAGATACTGCCCGGCCTGCAACCCGTTGACTTGCTGCTGAAGCCCGTCCAGCCGCCCCTCCACCCCGTTGCGATAGGGCAGGAGGTAGCGGCCGGCGCGGACCAGGAACCCGTCAGCAGTGGTGCAGGTGGTCGCCACGACGGTTCGGCCGTCGGTGCCCCAGAGCACGCCGATCAGGCGCCCGTGCCGATCGAACACCGGGCCGCCGCTGTCGCCGCCTCGGGCAGCGCCGGTAAGCTCGAACTGGTTGCCGAACACGCGGGTGATGTAGCCGGCGTTGGTGGCGTACCGGCCCTGCCCACCGTAGCCTGCGCTGACGGCCAGCTCGCCGCGGCCCGGCATCTGCTTGGCCACTTGCACTGGAGCCACGCCGGGGTCGGCAATGATGATGGCCGCCAGGTCGTTGCGGTTGCGGTCCACGGCCGCCGTGCCGGCCAGGC